GCCTTACCGTTATTCACCAGCAGATTCTGGTCCAATCCAATCGGACCCTTGTGCGTCGAGATCCAGCTGGCGATACCGCTGATGAAGCTTGTGATGTCATCCCAGATCTGCTTCAACCCGTTCAGGAACCCCTGAAGAACATCCTTACCCGCATCGTAAAGCCAACTGATGGCATCTTTGAAATATCCCTCAACTTTGCCGGGGATGGCGGCGAAGAAACTCAGGATGGAACCCCAGGAGTTTTTGACGGCGTTGTAAACACTGTTCCATGCGCTGCTCAAAGTGTTCTCAACCGATGAGACGGCACCCCTCACCGTCGACTCGATATCACCCCAAACATCCTTGAAGAACCCGGAGATAGCGTTCCAGACACTCTCGAACCCGTTACGCTCATCGTTCCCGACCGTTGTGAAGAACGAGGTGATGCTGTTCCACACCGTCTTCGCCGTGTTCTCGATATCACCCCAGATATCCTTGACGAACGACTGGACGTCATCCCATGTCTTCACGATGAAATCGTAAATCTGAGTGTGATACTTGATGATCAACGCTGCGATAGCGACGACAGCGATCCCGATCGCGACGAACGGGTTCATATCAAGGATCGCGTTCAACACCGCCTGCGCAATCGCCCACGCCTTAGTCGCGACGGTGACAACCACATCCCACGCGTACATCGCCTTAAGCGCGATAGTGTCGAAATCAAACGCTGCAGTCATCGCTGTCACCGCAGAGGTAATCGCGGTGAAAACGCCAGGCAACGCTGAGATAGCGCTGAACGCCAGCATCGTCGTCTTGAACAACGCGAACGCGTCCGCCAAAGCGACGACAACCTGCACAGGGACAGCATTGATGATCGCGGTCAGAGAATCCGCAACAGCCGTGATAGCGGCGACCACCCCGCCAGTGAAGACCTTAGCGAACTCGCTGAACCCCGCGATCAGCCCCGGCAAAGCAGGAGCCAACGCCTTAACCAGAGCGTTAATCAAACCAGCAAGAGGCCCCGCAAGACCCTCCACAGCATTACCCAGGGACGCGAACACCCCGTCGTTCTCCAACGCCGTGAACACCTCATCAGCGGCCTTGGCGAGCAACGTGAAACTAGGAGCAAGATCAACAAGCAATGTCCCGATACTGCCCAGCACCCCCGCCAGATCGGTGAGGGCTGCTCCGGCCAGCGACCCGATGATGCTCAGCAGAGGCTTCAAAGCGGGGAGGACAGCCGACAACGCCCCGGAGAACGCGGTGACAGCAGGAGCCACAGCCCCCGCCAGGATCTTAGCCAGCTCCCCTATAAACGGGAGCAGCGACCCGATCAACCCCATAAGCGCTTTGAGGATCACAGCGCTGGGAGCTGACGCTTGCGCGAAGTCGCTGAACATCGCACCCAGATTCTGCCCGAGCCCGCTCATCGACTGAGCGAACGCAGCGAAAACAGGTGCGCCAGCCTTAATCAACGCCAGGAAACCAGGAAGAACCCCGCTGACAAGACCCTCAATCGCCTTAACCAGCGGTTCGACAAGCTGCCCCGAATCACCGAAAATCTGCTTGAAAACCGGTCCGAGCTGCTTGAAATACACGCCGATCTGCTGCGCAGCCTGCTCCAACGGACCAGCCAAAGGCGCGACCGCAGACTTGAACACACTCTCGATCATCGTCAGCGTGGACGACATGTCAGCAGCGAACTTCTTATTCGTCGCCTCCAGGATCGCGAACCCGCCGCCGATAGCACCCAACCCGGCGACAACCGAGGTGATCGCAGGCAACACCGCGACAAGCGCACCCGCAAGACCGGTAACAGTAGCAGCAAAACCTGATATAGGGCCGATTCCAGGCAAAGCACCGCCAGCAGCACCACCCGAATTCAAAGCTCCTTTAGCAGCCTCCAGAATCCCCCCGCCACCGCCACCACCTGAAGAAGCACCTACCAGCAGATCACCGACACCCTTACCTATCCCCCCGCCTTTACCACCCAGCATGCTGGACAACGACAATTTGCTGAGGGTGTTCTTCAGACTGCCGGCGAAACTTGACCCGTATGTCTCACCGTCTTTTTCACCCTCGGACTTGATCTCCGAATCATCGATCTTCTCATGAATCGTGTCGGTCGTCCGGATGTTACCCGGGGTGTTGCCGGTGAGTACCTGGTCGATGAAATCTTTGGTGGACACGTTACCGGTGACATTGTTAGCGAGAACTTCCCTGATGAGATCCTCACTGCTCGTGTTGCCGGTGACACTGTTCGTCAGCACCTGCTTCACAGCGTCAGTCGAAGCAGCCCCCCCGATAAGACCCATCGACCCGTTGGAGCCGGCAGCGCGAAGCTGCGACTTCAGCATATTCAACAGAGAAGTGTCAGACCCGGTTCCGATGATGCCGATGCCACCAGGGTTGCTGGCATACGACTTCAGCTTCGAGATGAGGCTCTTATCATCACCGCTGATACCGCCGGAAGACTCGATTTTCTCCTTGATCGTCGCGTCAGCCTTGAGTTTGAACGCGTCATTGAACGCCTTGCCGGCGTCATCACCCGCCTTAGCCGCCGAAGCCTTGATCTTCGTCCAGTCGGAAGCAGCAGGACCGGACGCCCGCACAGTGATTTCGACAAGGTTAGTCATCGTAGTCCTGCTCCTCCCTCCTGGTACCCAAACTCTCGATCTTCATCAAACGCAGCACATCAGCCGGCTCTTTAAGCGCCTGCGACGGCAGACAATGAAACCGATCGCAAACCGCGAGGACCGTTTTCGCTTCGATCAGCTCCACCGGTTCTGTTACAGGACGTCCATAGGAATCAATGCCTCCTGGGATGTCCCGCCACCGTTCGAGACGCGCTTCGAGGCTTTTGGGACCCCCGCCATCGTGTCCATCCACGCCCGCACCACCACGTTAACGAAACTGAAATCTTGTGACTCGACACCCTCATATGTCGCGGGGACAGGGTTCCCGTCCTCATCCTCAAGATTCCACGCCACAAGCGAATCAGCGAACTTCCTGAACACAACCCCGGAATTCTCCGCTTGCTTCAATGGATCGTCACCCTCACCCGCCGCCATCCTCGTCAAAGCAAGGAAATCTTTAAGTGACAACGGCTTCGCGATCACTTCAAGGCCCTGATACTGCTCATCCTCGAACATCAGCTTATGATGCGTCGCTTCCCTGCGGAAACCCATACTTCTCCTCAAAAATTATCCGGTGTATCCGGTTATAAGGGGCAGCCGGCCACCGGATAAGAAACCAGCCGCCCCGTCTTTTGTTACGTCCAGGTCGGAACAGAACCATCCGCGAGCTGCCCCGGCACCTGCCACGTCAACTCGCCGGTGTTCGCACGAGTAACCTGATAGTCCGTCAAAACACTGTTGGTCGCCAGCGTCGACCCGGTGCTCGTCACCTGGAACGAGCAAGCCCGAGTCACAGAAGTGGACGGGACACTGGAGAACACAGCATGTGACATGTTCGCCGCAGCGTTGAACACGCCGTTCAAAGTCAGGCTGAAGTCAGCGAGCAGCAGAAGCGTCTCATTAGCCGACTTGTCAATACCCGTAATATCCTGAGTCGCCCTCGGTGTCGTAAGCGCCCAGTTCGTGCAGTCGTTCGTGATAGTCCGGGCGGTGCCGCCAGCGTCAGCGATGCTGACGACTCCCCCGAGACCGGAGACCTTAGCCATCTTTTTACTCCTTATCCTCGATCAATCAGAGTCTTCAGCCGATCCTGATGCTCGGCGAAGTCTTCCACCCACTCAGAGCCGCTCTTATGAACCCTCGTGGGTGTGTTACGCGGGTTACCCCGCCAATCACCGCCCTTGACAAGGAACACAGGTTCCCTGTTGATAGGCTGGCGATGCTCAGACGCCCTGAAACAAGCCTGACCAGGGGGGAAAACGAACCGGGTCATACCCTCAGGGGTGCGTTCCTCAGTGTGCCTGCGGGAACGATCATGACGAATATAATGAGCCTGCGCCTGCCCCAGCTCATTACCCTCGTTAACGACAGTCGCCCACCCGTTCAAGAACGCCCTGCAATCAACATCCTCACAAGACGCAGCCTCCCAGTGAGTCTTCAGGGGACGACGCATCGCGTACGTCTTGTAATTCTGCGCGGGCATCTTCGGGGGGATACGGAAAACCTGAATTCTCTGCATTAGAACACCACCGCAACCGAGTTGAGGACGATCATCACAGCGAACGTGACCGAGCTGAACGT